ATTAGAAGCATTACTGGCATTAACACTGTAGGCGAAGGCAACAGGTATGAGATATGGGAATACCACGGCCCGATCTCGAAGTCTGAGCTAATTGACGCAATGGCGTTAACCGAAGAAGACGAATATGGCTCCATTGAAACCGATGAGCTTGACGATGAGATCGAGGCGACTGTGTTCTTCTCGGGCAACCATGTTCTGAAGGTTGCGCTAAATCCCATGGACTCAGATGAGCGCCCCTTCTCGGCGTTTAACTGGGAGAAGGATGAGTCATCGATCTTTGGCTTTGGCGTCCCTTGCTTAATGAGGAACCCTCAGAAGGTCATTAACGCTTCCTGGCGAATGATGATGGACAACGCAGGGTTATCGGTCGCCGATCAGATAGTGGTCAACAAAGAGATCATATCGCCTGCTGACGGCAGTTGGGAGATGGCCCCTAAGAAGGTCTGGAACCTGGTTGATAAGACGCGATCTGTCGCAGAGGCGTTTGCTTCTTTCTCGACACCCAGCCATCAAACAGAACTGGGCAATATCTTTAGCATGGCCCGTCAGCTCGCCGACGAAGAGACCAATCTGCCCTTGATAGCCCAGGGCGAGATGTCTCCAAACATGACCAAGACAAGCTCTGGCATGGCAATGCTCATGAACAGCTCAAACATTGTTCTGCGCAAAGCGGTTAAGAATTGGGACGACGATATAACCCGACCTCTAATCACGCGCTTCTATGACTGGAATATGCAATTCAGTGAGCGAGCGGAGGTGAAGGGTGATTTTAGCGTTGAGGCTCGTGGCTCTGGCGCTCTACTGGTTCGTGAGAAGCAGCAAGAGAACCTTATGATCTACTCGAATATCTCTATGCAAAACCCTGAATACTATAAAAGAAGAGACTGGGCTGAGCTGGACAGAGAGATCGCAAAATCCCTTGAGCTTCCTTACGACCAGATCACTATCAGTGAAACTGAGATTGCCGAAAGAGAAGCCATGGCCCAAGAAGCAGCAGCCCAGGGTATGCCTGACCCTGCCATGCAGAAGCTCCAGCTAGAGGCTGAGCTAGCCCAGGCTAGATTGCAGATAGAGCAGCAGAAGATACAGCTGGATGCGCAGTATAAGGCAGCCGTCTTGCAGCAGTCAGGCCAAGAGATGGCGCTCGACCACCAGCTTGAACGCGACAAGATGGCGCAGAAAGAGCGAATGGATATGTCGCATCTTACAAGCAAGTACCAGATCAGCGAGAGAACGCGCCAGACAGGCTATGCAACTGCCCAGGAGCGCAATAAGACTGAAAGGGATAAGGCGGCAGCCCAAACGAACGTGAAGCTCACAGAGGCTCAGCTGAAGGCTCAGAACATCGCCAACAGCTTTGACACATTCTAATGAGTATTGATGCGCATTCACTGACCTGGAAGGCCGTAGAAAAGTTTATTGAGCAAGAGAAAGATGACGCGATTGATTACCTAATAGCGGATCGCGATTCTGAGAGACAGCGCGGGGCGTTGGCCCTCTTAGAGAAACTCGAAACACTGGGACGCCAAAGCGAACCCACATAACACCATTCCTTGAATTACTAATTGGCCGCTCGTTAAGAGCCGCTTGGGGTTTTTATGTCTGAAGAAAATGAAGAGCAATCCTTTAACGACGCTTTCGATGAGCTTGCGGAGGGTGAAAGCACTTCATCCGAAGACACTATTGAAACTTTAACTGATGAGGCAGATGACGATGGGCAAGAAGAAGAAGGGCAAGCCCTCTTACTAGAGGAAGAGTCTAAGGAGACTGAGGAGCCAGCACTATCAATCGAAGAGCAGCTGAGTGCCGCACAAGGCGAACTTCAGCAATGGCAGCACAGGTACAACTCAGATCTAGGTAGGCAGAACGCTTACCAGAGACAACTCAAAGAGCAGCAGCAAACGATTGATAAGCTGCAACAAAGCTCTACTGCGTCACCTTCGGCTGGAGACAATAGCTGGAAGCTGGTTGCTGAGGATTACCCTGATATTGCAGAAGGGGTGAAGTCTCTGTTTGAGAAGCAGGCCAACGAACACAGGGCTGAGCTAGACAGGGTGCGGGGCGAACTGCAGCCCATACAAGAACAGGCGCGCCAATCCTTCATCGATCAACAGTTTGGAATGCTTGAGAACGAGCATCCAGATTATCGAGAAGTAGCTGGATCGGAAGAGTTCAAAAGCTGGGTTGCAACTCAGCCAGGACCGATTCAAGAAATGATTCAGAGCGAGCAGGCAGGCGATGCAGCCTATCTTCTGCGAGCTTACAAGAATGATGTCTCACCTGGTCAACAGGCGACTTCAGAGCTGAAGCAGCGACGAGAGAAGCAGCTTCGGCAAGGGCAGACCGTTCCCTCACGCGGAGGAAGATCGAAGAGTAATTTGCCGCCCGAAGATGACTTCGAGGCCGCATTTGATTTCTTCGCTACTCGCTAGCAGGGCAGAGCTGCCACTAACGACACCAAACAAAGATTGACGTACTCGAGGCATTGCCGCTAACGCCGCAAAGCCAACAGGTTCCTCACTCTGAGCAGGTGATCGGTAATTTACTTTTATCAAGATGCCAATCATAACTCGGAAGGAGAATTTCCAATGGCTATTACTACTTACGCAGGTCTGTCGCAACGCACTACTGCCTATGCGGCAAAAGAAATGCTGGCTCACGCTGAGCCTATCCTATGTCTGTCGAAGTTCGGCATGACCAAGCCTATGCCAAAGAACAAAGCGAACGTCATTAAGTTCCGTCGCCCTGTTCCTCTTGCTGTGGCAACAACGCCTTTAACCGAAGGTACAACGCCTACTTCACAGGCGCTTTCATACGAGGACGTAACAGTCACTCTAAGCCAATTCGGCAACGTAGTTGAGATCACTGACGTTGTTGCTGATCTGGCTGAAGATCCCGTATTGAAAGATGCTGCAATGCTTTGTGGTGAGCAAGCTGGTGAGACCATTGAGACTCTCATGTGGGGAGTTATTCAGGGTGGCACTAACGTGTTCTACAACAACGGCGCAGCGCGTAGCGCGGTCAACACTGCAATCACTCTTGTTAAGCAGCGAGGCATTACTCGTCAGATCAAGGCTGAGCGTGGCAAGAAGATCACTTCAATGATCTCTTCTTCAGTTAAGTATGGAACAGAGGCTGTCGCACCTGCGTACATCGCCTTCGCTCACACTGACCTCGAGTCAGATATCCGTGAGCTTGCTGGTTTCACGCCTACTGAGAAGTACGGATCAATGCAGGCGCTACCTTACGAGATAGGCAAGGTTGAGGACGTTCGTTATCTCCTCACTCCTGTTCTTAGCTCAATACCTAATGCTGGCGGTGCTAAAGGCACGATGGTTTCAACAGGCGGTACATCTGCTGATGTTTACCCTGTTGTCTATGTCGCAAAGGATGCCTACGGTCACGTTGCACTAAAAGGTGCTGAGGCTATATCTCCGTCCATCATCAACCCTGGTCAGCTCGACAAGTCCGATCCTCTGGGTCAAAAGGGCATGGTCGGCTGGAAGACTTATCACAAGTCTTTCATTGCAAACCAGGCTTGGATGGCTCGCCTAGAGTGCGCAGCAACAGCCTTGTAGAAGCAAGAGCAGTAACTTGAAAGGGGGCTTCGGCCCTCTTTTTTTATACCTAAATTTAGCCGCCCTTGGGCCGCAGGAGTGACAAATGTCAGAACCAAACCTATACAACCTTTCCATGGACGAGCTGCAAGAGCAGGCGCGGATACTGGGGATTGTGGTTAGAGGAAACGTCAGCATAGACACGCTGAGAACTAAGATTAAAGCCGCAGTAGAGATTCAGCCTACGGCTGCTGAAGCTGGCAAGCCAAATGAAGACCTTGGCAGAAAGAAAGACTGGGTAACTATTGTTATAGCTGAAGACGAGCAAGACACGCAGCCAGCGTTTGTTGGCGTCAACGGAAGGTCTTACAGAATTCGACGAGGGGAGCCTGTCGCCGTGCCACCTGAGGTTGTCGCAGTTCTTAATGATGCGCAGCAAGTTGTGGTTAATGCAAAGACTGGTCAAAGCAAAAAGATACCAACCTATCCATTCAGGGTAGAAAGCTAAAGTTATTACCCGCGCTTAACCCGTTATGAGTAGAGATGACTATGAATTACCTACAACTTTGCCAGAGATTAGTTCAGGAAACAGGAATTGCTGACTCTGGCCCCGCCAGTACAGCGGGACAGGTTGGTGACTATGGTCGTATTACTTTTTGGATTAACGATGCGTGGCTAAAAATACAATCCATGCGCACCAATTGGCATTGGATGTGGGGGGAGGGTACTGGATCGTTAGTGGCAAACACCAACACAGTAACTCTCCCATCTACAGTGGAAAGCATCAAACGAGTATCACTGGGTCAAGCTTATCTGGAGCGTCTTAGCTTCGATGACTTTGCAGACGATTATCGTATTATATCGGCAGGCAATCCTGCTGTGTTTACAGTTCGTCCAGACAATGTGCTTTTATTTAATGCCAAGCCTACTGAGACTAAGACTGTCACCTACCACTATTACTCAAAGCCAGTATCCCTTACTGATAACACTTCAATACCTGGTCTTCCCGATAGATATCACGCACTGATTGTTTATCAGGCTCTCAGGTCATACGCCCTGTTTGATGAGGCTCCTGAGCTAGAAAGAAAAGCCATTGGCTACTTTGAGGCAATGCTTGCAGATCTTCATAGAGATCAATTACCCGCGCTCAGTGCGCCTGCAACTTTGGCCTAGCGGAGTAGTTCATGCCTATAAACTTAGACTACTTTCCAGCAGTCGGCGGCCTTAATCAAGAAGCTCCACCTTTGGCTATGCAGCCTGGCGAGCTGGTTGATGTTGCGAATTACGAATGCCTTCCCAATGGCGGCTATCGAAGAATCTTTGGTTACACATTATTCGATGGGCAGTCCACTCCCTCACAAGTAGTCCCGGGAACGGGAGCTGTTGTTGGTGTTCATATTTATAAGGGCAACGTCTACGCATTGAGAGAAGACGGCACAAACGCCCGTATGTACAAAGCCACAAGCACTGGCTGGGTTCAGATAAACAGTGCTAAGACTTGGAGTACTGGCGGTAAATTCCGGTTTTGTAATTACAATTTCCAAGGGCAAGACGCGCAAGAGAAAATGTTTATTGTTAATGGTGTTGATAAAGCCACGCAATTCGATGGCACAACATTTACGACTATAACTACTGGTGCAGGCACAGATAACCCTGGGTTAGTTATTGGATACAGATACCATCTTTTTCTTGCTGTCGAATCTTCCTTAGTCGGCTCTTCAATTGGCGACCCACTCTCATATCTAGCAAACACTGGCGCTGTTGAAATAGCGGTGGGCGATACCATCACTAATCTTCAAGAACACGCTAGTGCGCTTATCGTAGGATGCCAAGACTCTACCAAGACCCTCTACGGATCTTCCTCTGCTGATTGGCAGGTTGATGAATTAAACAAAGCTGGCTCTTACGCAAACACCCTTGAGTCGATTGGTGGACAGGTTCTAGGCCTTGATAGGCAGGGATTAATGAGTCTCTCAGCCGCTCAGCAGTTTGGTAACTTTGCTTACGCTTCTTTGTCGCAAAAAGTGACTACCCTGGTTAAAGGTTTTACATCCAATCCTCTTAGCGTGATTAATCGAACATCGAATCAGTATCGGTTATTTAACGAAAAGGATGGACTCTATTTTACCTTTGCTGGGCCAGAGCTGGTCGGCGTTACTAAAACAGAATTCCCTGACAAGGTGAAGTGCATTGCTTCCTCTATCGATGAGCAAACCCAAGAGATCTCTATATTCGGATCTGACGATGGCAAGGTGTTCAAGATGGACACTGGCTATCGATTTAATGGCGTAAACATCTACGCCTACCTCCTCACTAATTTCACGGCCTATTCAGGATCGACAGTAAACAAGCGGTTTAGACTGGTTCAACCTGACATAAGAGTTGAGGGAGAGGTTCCAATTCAGATCGCTGTTCGTGCAACAACAAACTATGGCCTGGGTGATTCTTCTCGAGGCGTTTCTTTAGATCTATACCCAGGGCCAGGCTCCTTATATGACGTTCAATTCTGGGACGAGTTTAGGTGGGATACCACTTACTCAAATGATGCAAAAGTAAGGGTTTCTGTAACAGGTGTGAACATGGGCGTCTACATTGCAACAGCAGGTTCTGAGAACGCAGTACATACCGTACACGGAGTGACCCTCCATTATTCCCCACGGAGGCTTAAACGATGAGCAATAATTACGTCCCAGATGAAAGCGACTTACTACCAGGTGAGCTTGCCAGGTCGGCAGACATTAATCTTCGCTACAGTAATGTTGTTGCTGGATTTGATCTTTTGCCAACTCCTCTCGGTTCAGGACAGACGGGTTTTTCGGCTGCCTTAAACGTCGGAACTCCAACAGCAAATACTCATGCCGTCACAAAGCTATTCGCTGAGACAACAATTGTTACCGCAGCTGAGGCGGCTGCGCTTGCGTATATTCAACCTACCCTTGCCGCACATTTAGCAGCAACTACTGTTCTGCGTAACGAAGCTGCGGCATCGGCAACTGCTTCAGCAAACTCGGCGACTGCATCACAGACATCTAGGCTTGCTTCAGAAACCGCAGAGACTAACGCAGAGACAGCGGAGACTAATGCGGAAACAGCTGAGGCGAGTTCAATTGCCGCAAAAAACGCGAGTCAAACCAGCGCATCGGCAAGCGCCGCCTCTGCCGCAGCGAGTGCCACATCAGCAACCGAAGCTTTGGCTAGCAAGAACGCAGCGGCCACCAGTGAAACGAATAGTGCGGCTAGCGCGGTAACGAGCAATACAGCCAAGACCGCCGCGCTTGCCGCTCAGGCAGCCGCTGAAACAGCAGAAACTAATGCAGAGGCCGCTGAGTCGAATGTTGTCTCTTCGGCTAATGCCGCCGCTACTTCAGCTGCATCGGCTCTGACTTCTAAAAACTCAGCTACAGCAAGTGCCACAGCAGCCGCTTCCAGTCAATCTTCTGCCTCTGGATCAGCATCAACTGCGACAACGAAAGCCTCTGAAGCCTCAACCAGTGAAGCCGCCGCTTTGGCGTCAAAAAACTCAGCCACCACTTCTGCAACAACCGCAACTAACCAGGCTACTATTTCGACCACTAAAGCTGGGGAATCTGCAACTTCGGCTACTGGAGCAGCTACGTCGGCGTCCAATGCTTCTACCTCTGCTAGTGGCGCAGCAACCTCTGCCACAAATGCAGGTAACTCAGCTACAGCGGCAGCTAGTTCAGCCTCGGCAGCAGCAGCTTCGTTTGACCAGTTCGATGACATCTATCTCGGCGCAAAGTCTTCTGCTCCGACTGTAGACAATGACGGCAATGCTTTAGCAACAGGTGCTTTGTATTTCAACACTGTCTCGGACACGATGTTTGTCTACTCAGGCTCATCATGGGCAGCAGCAGGAAGCGCAGTAAACGGTACAGCAGAGCGTCAGGAGTATGTCGCTACGTCAGGCCAGACATCTTTTAACGCCACTTACGATGTTGGCTTTGTTGATGTCTACCTCAACGGATCTAAGCTAACTCCAACTGCTGACTTTACAGCAACCAACGGCGCTACAATAGTTCTAACCACAGGAGCAACGACAGGCGATAACGTCTCGATTATCGCTTACGGTGCGTTCAATGTGGCTAATGTCTATACGCAAGCGCAGAGCAACGCTCGTTACACGCAGATAGCTAATAACTTATCTGACTTAGCTTCAGCTCCTACCGCGCTGACCAACCTTGGTCTGACTGCCACGGCGGCAGAGGTAAATGTCTTAGATGGTATTCCCGCGTCCTTAACAGCAACAGAACTGGGTTATGTAGATGGTGTTACGTCTAATATCCAAACGCAGCTAGATAACTTAGACGCTCTGCCAAGCCAGACAGGTAATGCTGATAAGTTCTTAACTACAAATGGAAGTGCGGCATCTTGGGGTGAAGTATCTGCAAGCCCGACACTTGAAGCAGTAGCATCTGGCACACTAGCCAACGGCGATACGGTTGTTATCAATGCTGACGGTACTGTTTCAGCCGCAGGTTTAACGACAACGAATACGCCGGTTATTGGTTCAGTAGTAACCTTTGAATCAGGTAATAGTCAATATATCTCTTCTTGTTATGACACAAGTGCTAACAAAGTGGTAATTGCGTATCAAGACGCACCAGATGGCGAGAAAGGAAAAGCGGTTGTCGGCACGGTTGCAAATGGACAAATTACGTTCGGTACGCCAGTAATTTTTGACAGCTCAACGGTTTATTATATTGATATTGCATACGATTCAAATGCAAGCAAGGTCGTGGTTGTTTATAGAGATGAAGGAAACAGTAGTTCTGGCACAGCAATAGTCGGAACTGTGTCAGGCACTAGCATTTCGTTTGGTAGCCCAAGTGTTTATCACTCTGGCAACGCCAATCGAAATGGAGTGGTTTTTGATTCGTCTGCCAATAAAGTTATTATTGCAAATAATAGAACTGGGAATCAAATACAAGTAAGCCTTGGTACTATTTCCGGTACGTCAATTTCGTTTGGTACTAGCGCAACAATCAGTAATGCTCAAGAAGACCAAGATCGTCTTACACTTTCTTACGATATAAACGCAAACAAAACTTTAATTGCTTACAAAACTACTAGCGGTTACTCAGCCTGTGCTGTCGCTTCTGTTTCTGGTACGACAGTTTCGGTTGGTACGTCCGTTTCCGCTACTAATTATACTGCTTCTGATAGTAGTGTTGTTTATGATTCGGCAGCTAATAAGCATTTAGTTTTTTGGCGCAAATCGGGTACTAATTACATGACAGGCAGGGTCGCTACCATTTCAGGGACTACTGTTACATTTGGTACTGAAGCAAGTCTTACGAACGAATACGCTCGGTATTATGGTTTTTCGTTTGATACTACTGTTAATAAAATAATACTTTCTTACTACACTAATACGTCAAGTACTAGTAAAACTATTCAAGCTACAATCTCAGGGACTAGCGTTACAACAAGTTCAGCAACTACTTATCTGTCTCAATCGACTAGTTATAACGAACTGGTGTATGACCCAGATTCAGAAAGAACAATATTTGCTTTTTATCAAAGTGGAGGTAAGTCATTAGTTTATGCCTCAACAACCACTACCAGTAATCTGACATCAGAAAATTACATTGGAATATCTGACGCTGCTTACTCCAACGGCGCTACTGCAACAATACAGCTAGTCGGCACAGTAGATGACGCTCAATCTAGTTTAACCGCAGGTCAGTATTACTTTGTTCAAGAAAACGGTTCTATCGCACTGACACCGGATACTACGCCAGTGTTTGCGGGTACGGCTGTTTCTGCCACTAAGTTATTAATTGGCGAGAGAAATGAACTTCCGTATCAAACAGGCAACTCTGGCAAGTTCTTAACTACAAATGGAACTGTGGCATCTTGGGGAG